TCAACCAACCGGCGCTCATCAGTAACTTTTCCCGTCATGCCACTGACCAAGATTGAGACGTGATCGAGGCATATAACCTGACAGCCCAGCGCCTTGTTCATGAACCTGATGCGCTGGATGATCGTATCGAGCTGGGTTGAGCCGAAATGATCGTACAAATAGAACGGGGTGTCCTTTAGAGGTCACCGTAGGCCTCCTCGATCTCTTCTTTGGTGGCCAAGGTTTCATCCACAGTGATGTTCTTGTTCATGTGTAGACCAACCAAACCCTGGGCCGTCCTTTTCGTCGTCTCCTCCAACATGATCATGCCAGCGTGGTAGCCAGATTGCTGGATGTGATACATGATCTCCCGGATGAAGGTGGACTTACCCACCCCGGAGCCAGCTATGACAGTCACCAGGCTTGCTGGGCGAAGGCCCATGCTCATCTTGTTGAGACCATCCCAGGGATATGTGATGGGGCTGACAGCATCGCTGACACCAATGACATCGCGGAGGTCGTGGGCTGACACAATGCCATCTGGCCGGTGCTCACGGGCTTCAAAAAGGGCAGAGATAGCCGCCTTAGCGTTGCCGGCGACCAGCGCCTCGTTGGCGTCCTTATATTCGGACATCGATGCAATCTTACACAAGCCGACAGGCAGCAACTCAGCACATTCGATCGCAGCTGCCCGGCCAGGTTCATCGTTGTCAAAGTACAGGATGACCTCTTTGAAACTGGTGATATAATCCCAGTTCGCCATGATTGCTTTCTTGGCTGACGCACAGCCATTCGGCAGGCTTGTCACGGGCCAACGGTGGTTTTGCATTTGCGAGAGTGACATTGCATCGAGCTCGCCTTCGCAAATAGTCAGCTTGCCTGTGGAGAACAGATGGCTCCCAAATAAGGTCATCTCTTTTGCTTCACCGAGGATGCTAAACTTCTTGTCGGCTGTCCTCAGCTTCTGTGCGCAAGGGCGCCCAGTCTTATCGCGGTAGGTGGCAATTTGGACCGTCTTACCGTTGTGCTTGCCAACCGTGTATCCAAACTTCCGACAGGTATCCTCAGTGATCCTACGGGCTCTCAGGGGTGCATATTCACCCTCTATCAGCCCAGGCTTAGGCCCTCTGTCTTTGACCCCCACAGGAGGCTCTCCTTCGCCCTCCCAGTGACCACACCCGAAACAAAAGGTGTGGCCGTCATTGTATAGTCCAGCGTTATCTTTCGAGCCACACGCGCCGCATGGGACGTGGCTCACAAACTCGCTGTCAGTTTGATGGTCAAATGACATTTGTTTCTCCCGTTAAAATGAAAAAGGGGGCAGCCTAAGCCACCCCCTGCTCTCCTTGTCTGGCCTCCTCCAGCCAGTCATCAGGTATCCACCTATGTGCATACTTGATCCCATTCTTTTCGCAGTACATTGCGTATGTAGTTGGGCTCCCCTTGTACAACCTACTGTTCTGGTTACTGAATACCATTCTGATGTCGATACCAGGGTTCTGTTCTATGCAGAGTAAAATCTTAGCCCTGTCTTGAACTGTCCATAACCCTTTGGTCTCGCAATAAAAGAAACCACCACCAGGCTTCTGTAGTTTGAAGTCTGGCGTGTATTTATGATCTCGAGCCGGGATCCTGTAGATCACCGTGTCGGTCTCATATGTAACCTGTAGCCCAGCTTTCTTTATCTGATCTGCGACCTTCTCCTCGAGCCCTGAACGGAACCCGAGGCGATAGGCGTTAGATCTTGCGCCAGACATACGCACTGCATCAAAAGTCATAATTGTCGTCGGAGTCAGCAGCACCACCTGGGAACGTCTCAGCAGAGGCTTCATATCCGTCCACGGCATCGAACTGACCGGCAGACCCGCCGCTAGACACAGGGTCAATGATCTGGACTGCGCCTAAACGCAGGGCGATCCCACGGTTGGCACCCTTGGACCAAGCATCCATGGCACCACTAAGGCGCAAAGTTGACCCAGAATACATCAGAGGAACCTGGTCGATCGGCACCGGGTTACCCTTGGCATCCATGTATTTGGGTTGGAACTTACTGGACACTTTAAGTGTGATATCGCCGGTTTCGTCATCAACAGAGAAAGGCAACGTGACGTTGTCCTTTGGTGTGAACTTCGTGCTGGTTTTGCGTAGTGCTTTAATTGCATCAACCAACGGCGCGGCGTCTTGCGCAGAGAGGATCAGGTTTGTTTTGTACTTACCTTCTGCATCGAAAGCGGTGTCAGGGCGACCTGGTTGAAGCCAAGCATATTGAGCGTGGCCAGCCTTAGTCACAAAGTTAACTTTAGTCATTTGTCTCTCCTTTAGAGTTTCCAACGATACAGATTTGGTTTGTATCTAGAGGGGTCCCTAAGGTCCGAGCACATAGAAAAAGGGCCACCCGGAGGCAGCCCTTATGGTCTTCTCGATTGTCAAAAACCCAACTGTGATAAACTTAGTTGGCGGTTGGGATTTAACTGAAACAGTATTCGCTGTTGACCACCTGGGAGATGTCCAGTGAGCCAAACTCGGGAACACTCTCAAGATCCATGTCAGGGTTCGCCAGGCGGTTGCGGCACTCTTTCTCAAACCGGCTAAAGACACAGGTGTCATCATAGATGTCCACCAGGCTCTCCCGGATACAATGATAGAAAGCCCATGTATCCGAACAGTTAGTACCAAAGCTGTCATGGATCAGAAAGTAGTCACTGATCCCCTGGTTTAAACCCATCTGGATCGACAGAGACATATGCCCTGCATCGAGCGAGTGTACAAAGTTGGCGCTTACCCCCGACCTGGCTTTACGGGTGTCATAAACATTGGTGTCTGTCTGTAGATTGACCCTGGTCTGCTTACGCAGCTTGGCTTCCCGGTCATACAAGAAGATCCGCACACGTTGTGCCTTCGACTTCGTGTATCTTTGAACGCAGGGGAAACCAGAAGTGGATGTCCAGCGCACCGACTTCTGCTCCCGAGCAAGGGCATCAGCGTAGCTCTGGAGAAACTGCATGCCAGCAGCCACACTTGATAGTGTCTGAGAGATCACCTGGTAGTTCACAGAGGCTAGGAACCGTGAGTACCTGCCCTGGTCACTCCTGTCCCCAAACGGGTGCTCCTCGATCTGCTTGTAGGCCACCTGGCGCTGTAATGGAGACATAAGATCCTCGATGATCTGGTCGCCCATCCCACGCTGGACAGAAGAGTAGCCGTAGCACATGGTATTGCGTTTGACCGTCTTCCTGGTGATGCCATAGGACAACCAATGCTGCGCCTCAGGGCTCCCGTCTAACTCTAGAGCCTTCTGAACTTCATCAGCCACAATCTGGTAGACATCGAAGCAGTGGTCAGAGGGGACCAGGTTTGTCCTAAGGCCGTCCTCGTAGTTGCGCAGCGCCAGGGCATAGTGCTGAGTGCCACTGTTGGTGCCATCGAGTGAGATTGGAAGGTGGCAGACATAATCTTCACCCTGGTCAACGAACTTCCGATATTCAAAGCAGGCAGCCAGGAACTGCATAGGCTTGTCAGCCTGGATCCAGACATCAAAGGTAGCCTGATAATCATCAGCACAAGCCAAGATCATCTCTTCGTTATGCAAGGTCCAATCAATGCGATCATCCAGGGACTTCTTAGAGATACCATCAAAGTCTCCAACATTGGCAATTTGGATCATCAACCATCCCTGCGCTGGGCCATCGAGAGGTTTACCATTAGCCAACATGAACGAAGCCTTGATATGGTCTGCCCTGTGGTAGTTGTAGTTGCCGATCGGGTACATACGACCACGAAAGTCAAAAGACCATCCGAGCCAAAACTCATCGATGCCTCTGAGGCCCTCCATAGAGCGCAGATCTTCGTCTAAGACAGCAGCATTGGTCACCGCCTCTCGGCGATCCTCATGCCACTTCTTGCGGTCCTTTTTGATCTGCAAAAGGTACTCTTCAGAATAAGCCGCAGGGTTATCTGGAAAAGGTGTTTTCTCAGGCGGGGCTAAAGACGGGAACTCAGAATAGGTTTTGTTCTCAGCCTGCAACCAACGGATGACATGATAGACATCCTCATTGAGACGTAACGGCGTTGCCTGTAGCGCATTTAAAGCTCTGACATAGCCTGGTGTCCCTTTCTCAAAGTCATGCTTGATGGCCAGCCTTTGCTCTTTTGTAGACTTCCTGACCAATGGGACCAAAGAAGCAAGGGTTTCATCTTGGTAGACGCCCGTGTCAAAAGCTGTCCAAGGCTTTGGCGGTATGACCAAAGGACCATACATAGGGCTCGCCCAAGATGCATCGAAGGTTCTCTCAGAGATCTTCTGCGCTGCACTATCAGTCAGACTGAGGTGGCGGTTGGTGTGTACCTCTAGTTTCTTCCCAGAATACTTAGCGACATCCGTCTGCGTAATCATGAAGATATCACAGCCTTCCAGGATGGCATTGATGACAGGGCTGGCGATAGACACTTTTGCAGGTCCTGACCAACGCTCTGGCTTATAGCCCTCTTTGCCAGAGATTATCCTTGCTGCCTTGAAACGGTAGCGGTCTGAAGAGTGGGCCTTGGTGACCTGGCTGACCAAGCGTTTATGTAGCTGGTGGTCATACTCTTTTAGACCCTTAGAGAAACTCTCGTTTTCAATACGGGAACCTATGTTGGCCAAAGTGCTGGCATAAGTCTGACCAGTGACGACACTGTCGTAACATACGTTTAAACCTAAGTAGGCTAAGACCAGTGGGTCATGCTCTTTGAGCTCCTCGATCCAGGTGCTAGGTTTTCCCTGGCCTGACTGGACCCTGTTTATTTCAAAGTCCACCAGCTTGGATATAACTTGGGACACGTCAGTGAGAGCTTTGGTTATGACATCATGACCCGCATCTGTCTGGGAGCCCTTCAGTCTCTTTTGTCGATCTTCGTATCTTTGGTGACCCTTAGTAACCATTTGGGCTTCTCTAGCCTCTTGAGGTGTTCTGGGTTTCTTAGTTCTTGGTATTTCATCGCCGTCATTAACAAACCCATCTCCCTCTTGGGTAACTATAAGTTCAGTGCCTTGACCCTCTGTTGGTCCTCTTTGCCTGTTAGACCAGTCAGAAGGTCTTACCCCTGATACAATTGACTCAAGTTTATTATTTGTCATCTATCTACTCCCGTGTTGGCTAACCTAAGTTGCTCTAGAGGGGTCCCTAAGTTAAGCCATTGTATTATATTCTATTTTATAGTGTCTTGTAGTGTCTGTTTCTTTAAGTAAGGGCACCAAGAAATATGATGAGAAGTATCATTACAAGGCTGAACAGAAGGGTTTCGATCAAAGTTAAGAATATTTCCATTAAAACAACACCTTTCCATGTTTATTCCTTTCAGGGCTGTTGAAGTATCCGGGTTTCAGGCATTCAATATGCCTCTCTTTATCCCGGTCAGGCTCCATAACCACCCAAGTTGATCTAAGATCCACCACGCCTATCTCTCGCAGTATGTTCT